TATGAACCTCTCGTAAATTTCTGGCAACAACTCCAGATGTTTGGGACTGATCTTAAAGATAAACTGGTAGATTTAAAGACAGCGCACAATAATCCCGATCTAGCAAGAGAACTTTTTCTTCACTCAAAAGGGCAGATCAATGATCAAAGTTTGCCAAGTATTTACCGTGCTGTGGCTTTCTATGTTGTTAATAAGTGCAGTTTCAGTGGTCTCACAGAGAGTTCATCATTTTCAGCACAAGCATCCAATTCCAACTTCAGTTTGCGTGGGATTGAAAAACTGCCTGCGTATTCTACATTAATTAAGAACTGGCGTATAACTAATTACTCCTATGATTATCTGATGGATGGAAACAAGAGTGCTTTTATGTATCTCGATCCTCCTTATGATATTAAGGATAATCTCTATGGGAATAAGGGATCAATGCATAAAGGATTTGATCACGATAAGTTTGCTTCTGATTGCAACACCAATAATATGGATATGTTGGTAAGTTATAATACAGATCAACTTGTAAAGGATCGTTTTAAGAACTGGAATGCTGCTGAGTTTGATCTAACTTATACGATGCGTTCTGTTGGTGAATATATGCGTGAGCAAAAACAACGTAAAGAACTTCTGCTTTTTAATTATGGAATTGAAGGATTGGTTAAACTCGATTAATTTTACAAAAGAAAATTTGATGGACGATCCATCAACGGTTAAAGAATATTCACCTTATGTTATTAATCGTTGTTTATCTGGTCACATCGATTGTATTCTTTTCGCAAATGAGATGAATATGAATTCTCATTTAAATAAAGATATGCAATATTATTTTTATCTAAATAGTCTAAGGAAACGGAAGAGATTTTCTCCCTGGCTCCGAAAAGATAAAGTCAAAGATTTAGAATGCGTTAAACAATACTATGGTTATAGTAATGAAAAGGCATCTCAAGCTTTGAAAATTCTAAATAAAACACAACTCGATTTTATAAAAAAAAGACTTGAAACTGGCGGAACACAATGACTAACCAAACGATTGAACCACAAGTAAATTGGTCTCCCGATATGATGGTGGAGGTCATTCTGAATGAACCCGATGACTTTTTAAAAGTTCGTGAAACTTTGACTCGCATCGGAGTGGCATCGAGAAAGGAGAAAAAACTCTATCAAAGTGCTCATATTCTTCATAAACAAGGAAGATATTATATCACCCATTTCAAAGAACTCTTTGCTTTAGATGGCAAACACGCTAATCTTACTGTAAATGATGTTCAGAGACGCAACAGAATTATTCGTCTCCTTGCAGATTGGGGACTTGTAACTGTTGTAAATCAAGATAAAATTTCTGATATTGCTCCACTTAACCAAATCAAAGTGATTGCATATAAAGAAAAATCTGATTGGGAACTTGAGCAGAAATATAATATTGGTGCTAAAAAGAAAGTTCAAGAAGCGGAATAAATAGATATGAGACCTTTCGTGCGGTCTCTACAAAAGTCGGAACACCCTAAAAGAGGTATGGAACTATTCCATACCTCTTTTTTATAAATAAAATAGTATTCACTATACTATTATGGACGAGTTTAGTTGGTTTGTTGGGTTATTTGAGGGAGAGGGGACCTACTATTCAGTTATACCTACTGGAAAAAAAAGTCCCAGAGGTATTATGTCAATTGAAATGACAGATGAAGATACTATCAAGAAAGTCGCAGATTATCTTGGAGTAAGTTATTATTGCAGAAAAAAGACAAATCCCAATCCTAAACACAAACCAATTTATAGAGTTACAAAAGTTGGTAGTGTTGTAAAAGGTGAGTTGAAAGACTTGATGGAAAAGATGTATCCATACCTTTCGGAGAGGCGGAAAACCCAACTAATTGATGTGTGGAAATCCGACCCCAGAAATTCTGGAAAGTATTATAATTAGTAATGGATGCCGTAAGGATCCATAAAACACAAACTCGCTTTTAAAGGAGCTACCATAATGACTAACCTAATGAAATATCAGGCTGCGGATCTTCCTGCATTGTTGGAAAGAATTAATCGCAATACAATTGGAATGGATGAATACTTTGATCGTATTTTTAAAATTCACGAAACAACTTCCAATTATCCACCATATAATCTTGTTCAAGTTAGTAATGTAGAATCCCGACTTGAAATTGCTCTTGCTGGATTTAAAAAGAAAGAAGTCTATGTTTATACGCAAGATGGAAAACTTTTTGTTGAAGGCCAAAAAGAAGATAAAGAAACGGAGTCCAACTATATCTTCAAAGGTTTGGCTCAACGGAGTTTTAAGAGAGCGTGGACACTCTCTGATGATACGGAAGTTAGATCAGTTGATTTTGAGGATGGGCTTTTGATTATCAATCTTGGCAGAATTGTTCCAGATCACCATAAGCGTAAAGATTATCTATAAATATATTTGAATATCGTCGGCGCTATGCCACGGGAGGTAACTGGCAAAATCCAGTTGACGCCTCCCTTTTTTCTTGCTAAAATTTGAATGAAATGAACAGTAGCAATGACTATAAAACTAGCTTTACTTAAATCTGGAGAAGACGTTATATCTGATGTTCAAGAGATGGTTATTGATGGTAGAGTAGTAGGATACTTTTTCAATAAACCTTGCACAGTAAAATTGAGAAAAAATACAGAAGGTGATACTTCTTCTTTTGAAATTTCTCTGTCTTCTTGGATACCACTTTCTTCTGATACTAAAGTTCCAGTTACTTTGGATTGGGTTATTACTTTAGTAGATCCAATTGAAAAATTGCAATCTCTTTACATAAATGACATCTTAAAAAAAGAGGATAAAAATGACGATAAAAATAATTCATCTCTGTACGAAGGAACTTTTGATCTCGAAAATTGAGGAAGTTCCTTCCGAATTGGGAGAACCAGATTGTAAATTAGTTGATCCATATCTTCTAATTAATTCTAAAATTGAAGGTGCTCCAATTACATTGGAACCTTGGATGAGCAGTTACACAAGTCAAAATAATTATATGATACACTCAGATAAAATTTTGACAATTGCAGATCCCAAACCTACACTTATTGAAAAATACGAGGCACTTATTAAATAATGCGTTGGTACACTAATGTAAAATTGATCGGTGATTACATCTATGTTCGTGGATACGAAAATGGTAATCACTTTAAAGACCGTATTCAATATCATCCAACTCTATATCTGAAGACAGATAAAAAAACAGAATATAAAACTCTAGATTCACATAATGTAAAACCTATTAATCCTGGCACTATTAGGGAAACTAGAGATTTTATTAAAAAGTATAAAGATGTAGAAGGATTTACTGTTTATGGAAACGATAATTCCATTTATCAATATATTTCTGATACATATCCTGAAGATGAAATTCAGTTTGACATTAGTAAAATTAAATTAATAACTCTTGATATCGAGGTTGCATCCGAAAATGGATTCCCCGATGTTAAAAATTGCGATGAAGAAATTCTTCTTATCACAATACAAGACTATACAACCAAAGAAATTATTACCTGGGGATCTAGACCATTTACCAAAAAATTCGATAACTATCATTATATTTTGTGTAATGATGAACAACATCTTTTGAATTCATTCTTGGATTATTGGTCAAATAATACTCCAGAAGTTATTACTGGTTGGAACGTAGAATTTTATGATATTCCATATATTGTTGGAAGAATTAATAGAATTCTAAATGAGAAGGCAGCAAAGCGTCTTACTGCTTGGAATTTCATCCGAGAAAAGCAAACAGAAGTTAGAGGGGAAATTCAGACTACATATGAACTGTCTGGAATTTCTATTCTTGACTATCTTGATTTGTATAGAAAGTATTCATTTAAAAATCCAGAAAATTATCGTCTAGATACAGTTGCTTATGATGAATTGGGCGACAGGAAATTGGATCACACTGAATATGATACATTTAAAGACTTCTACACTAAAGATTGGAATACTTTTGTTGAATACAATAAAATTGACGTAGAACTCGTTGATAGAATCGAGGATAAAATCAAATTGATTGAACTTGCCATTACTATGGCATATGACGCAAAAGTTAATTATGAAGATGTATTCTTTCAAGTTAGGATGTGGGATACTATTATCTACAACTATCTTAGAAAAAAGGATATTGTAGTTCCCGAAAAGGAAACAGGCATCTCTAAGGATGAAAAATATAAAGGTGCATATGTAAAGGAACCAGTTCCAGGAATTTATGATTGGGTAGTTAGTTTTGACTTGAACTCTCTATATCCACATTTGATCATGATGTATAACATTTCACCAGAAACTCTAGTAGATACACGACATCCTTCAATTTCGGTTGATAAAGTTCTGGAAATGCAAGTCGATCTTAGTTCATACAGCGATTATGCTGTATGTGCAAACGGGGCAATGTATCGTAAAGACACTCGTGGAATTCTCCCTGAGTTGATGGAGAAGATGTACAACGAACGAGTTATCTTTAAAAAGAAGATGATCGAGGCAAAGAAAGCATATGAGAAGACTCCAACCAAACAGTTGGAGAAAGAAATTGCCAGATATAATAATATCCAAATGGCAAAAAAGATTTCTTTGAACTCTGCTTATGGTGCAATTGGTAATCAGTATTTTCGCTACTACAAACTAGCAAATGCAGAAGCAATTACGTTTTCTGGTCAAGTTGCTATTCGTTGGATTGAAAATAAAATGAATGCATACTTAAACAAAATTCTTAAAACTAATGATGTTGATTACGTTATTGCTTCTGATACTGATTCTATCTACCTTAATATGGGTCCTGTGGTTGAAACTGTATTCAAGGGAAGAGAGAAAACTACTGAAAGCATTGTTTCGTTCCTTGATAAGGTCTGTAAGGTGGAACTTGAAAAATATATTGAAAGTTCTTACCAAGAATTGGCTGAGTATGTAAATGCATATGATCAGAAGATGCAAATGAAACGGGAAAATATTTCCGACCGTGGAATTTGGATTGCTAAAAAAAGATACATCCTTAATGTTTGGGACTCTGAAGGAGTTAGGTATTCCAAACCAAAATTAAAAATGATGGGAATTGAAGCAATTAAATCATCTACACCAGCATTTTGCAGAAAAAAGATTAAAGAGACTTTAGAATTGATTATGGGATCTGACGAAGAATCTGTTATTAATTTTATAGAACTTTGTAGATCTGAATTTAATAAATTGACCCCAGAAGAAATTTCTTTTCCTAGAACCGTAACAGATGTTGATAAATTTAAATCGACTTCTACAATTTACGCTAAAGGAACTCCAATTCATTCTAGAGGAGCTTTATTATATAATTACTATATTAAAGAAAAGAAATTAACTCAAAAATATTCTCTTATTAAAAATGGAGAGAAAATCAAATATTGTTATTTGAAACTTCCAAATCCAATGAGAGAAAATGTAATTACTTTCATCCAAAAATTTCCAGTAGAGTTGCAACTTGATAAGTATGTAGATTATGATACTCAATTTGATAAAACATTCATTAAACCTTTGAAAGCAATTTTGGATATTATTGGATGGCAAATTGAAAAAACTGCATCTCTTGAATCTTTCTTCTCTTGATGCTATACTAGTCCTATTGTAAATGTATTATGGATTTTCTTAAAGATATTGTAAAAGAAATTGGAGGCGAATATACTAAACTCGCTTCAGATATTGACGAGACAGAAACTTATGTTGATACGGGTTCATACATTTTTAATGCACTGGTTTCAGGTAGCATATTTGGTGGTGTATCTGGGAATAAGATTACTGCTATTGCTGGAGAGTCTTCTACTGGAAAAACTTTCTTCAGCCTCGCCGTTGTTAAGAATTTTCTTGATTCCAATCCCGATGGTTATTGTCTCTATTTTGATACTGAGGCTGCTATCACTAAATCACTTGTAGAATCTCGTGGTATTGATACTTCTCGTCTGGTTGTTGTAAATGTAGTTACAATTGAAGATTTTCGTGGGAAAGCACTTAAGGCAGTAGATCTTTACTTAAAAAAACCTGAAGGAGAACGCAAACCTTGTATGTTTGTGCTAGACTCTCTTGGTATGCTTTCCACTGAGAAAGAAATCACCGATGCGCTGAACGATAAACAAGTTCGTGATATGACCAAATCTCAACTGGTCAAAGGTGCATTCCGAATGCTCACACTTAAATTAGGTCAAGCAAATGTTCCACTCCTTGTCACAAATCATACATACGATGTCATCGGAGCTTATGTACCAACAAAAGAAATGGGGGGAGGTTCTGGACTCAAATATGCAGCAAGTACGATCATCTATCTCAGCAAGAAAAAAGAAAAGGATGGAACGGAAGTGGTCGGAAATATTATCAAGGCTAAGACTGCTAAATCGCGTTTGAGTAAGGAGAACAAAGATGTTGAAATCCGTCTTTATTATGATGAGCGCGGTCTCGATCGTTACTATGGTCTTTTGGAACTTGGTGAGATTGGTGGACTCTGGAAGAATGTAGCAGGTCGCTATGAGATGGATGGTAAGAAGATCTATGCAAAACAAATTCTTGCTAATCCTGAGGAATATTTTACTGAAGAAGTGATGCAACAGTTGGACGAAATCGCACGTAAGGAATTTAGTTATGGAGAAAGTTGAGTTTCTAATTCTTAGAAACCTTTTATACAATGAAGATTACATCAGAAAAGTAATACCATTTATAAAATCTGAATATTTTGAAGACTCTAATCAAAAAACTGTATTTGAAGAGATTCTTAATTTTATTCAAGAATATAATAAACCAGCAACAAAAGAAGTTCTTTCTATTGAAATAGAAAAAAGAACAGATATCAATGAACAAACATTTAAAGAAATTATTCAATTAATCTCTTGTTTAGATGATGTTGTAGTTGAGCAAAATTGGTTGATTGATACCACTGAAAAGTGGTGTCGTGATCGTGCCATTTATTTGGCATTGATGGAATCTATTCATATTGCTGATGGTAAGGATGAAAAGAAAAATCGTGACAGCATTCCTTCTATTCTTTCTGATGCTCTTGCTGTAAGTTTTGATAATCATGTTGGTCATGATTATCTTCAGGATTATGAAAAAAGATACGAATCTTATCACAAAAAGGAGGATAAAATTGAATTTGATCTTGAATACTTTAACAAAATCACGAAAGGCGGTCTCCCTAACAAAACTCTTAACATCGCTCTTGCTGGTACGGGTGTCGGGAAATCTCTATTCATGTGCCATGT